TTGAGCTCCGTCTGCTTCTTCATGGCGATGTCCACGACCTCGATCTCAGCGGGGCTGAGCGCCGTGGTTAGTAGGTTTCCGTGGGTGACGGCGTGGAAGAGCACCACGGAGTCGCTCATCGTCGGCCCGGTGCCGCTGGCCGTGGTGAAGATGGCGCTGACGGCCTTGCCCAAGGTGAGCCAGGCGGCCTGCGTCAGGGCCTGCGGCGCGGCCATGAGCTTGCTGGTGTCATCCTTGTCGATGGCTTCCATGGTGAGGCCCAAGTAGCCTCCCTTTTTGACGAAGGCGTCGGTCTCCGTCAAGTCGTCCCAAGACAGCTCCCCGTAGGTGCCGCCTTCGGCTACCGTGGGCAGCTCCCCGATGCCGCCCAGGGTGATCCAGCGGGCGTCATTCAGGTTGCTGAAGTCCCGCACGGTGACGGCTTTCTCCCAAAACTTGGGGTACTGCTGCCACAGGTTGACGATCACCTTGTTCATGGCATTGGCTACCATGCCGGCCATGGTGGAGGTGTTGGCGTTGGCCAGTTGGACGTGCTCGCCCTGGAAGACGCCGGTCATGGCGTAGTCGCCGGAGAGGATGTGGTAAAGCTCCCGAACTCCGGTCAGCGGGCGGGCGTCCTTTGGCCTGACGCCGGCGACCATGGCGTCCACGGCGGCCTGCAGGCGGTCCAGGTCGTTGGCCATGCCGTGTATGAAGCTGCCGCCTTGCCGTGGCGTGCCGAAGCCGGAGATCACGCTGTCCTCCTGGAGCTTGGCCAGGAGTGCGGTCTGCCGGCCGATGGCGGCGGAGATCTCGTCGGGGTTGGCCACTTGCCCGGTGAACTGCAGGCGGACGGTCTCCTTCATGGCTTGCGGCAACGGGCTGGCTGCAAGCTGGGCGGTGAGCACTGCCTCAGTCAGTGCTCGCATGTGCGGTGCCGGGTCGAAGGTTTGAGGCTGTGGCGGGGGTCCCGCCGCAGTGACCTCGGGCGGTTTGGTGAGTTTGTCACTCATCTCTTTTACCTCCTGCGTGATATGTGGCGGGAGTATGCCCGCCTGGGCGAGTATCTTCTCGAAGCGTGCGGCGTCACTTCCTGGGTTGAAAGTGACGACTGCTGCTTCGACGTCCACGATTTGGGTGATGTTGTAGAGGCCGTCTGATCTCACGTGGTCCCAGTCTACTTGCCACCAAAGCTCGGCGGAGATGCCGATGTTGGCGGCGGGCTCGTCGTCGTCCTGGGCCTGGATCAGGTGGTCGAGCAGTGTGGCCAGCCAGTCGGCGGCTGGTGTGGGCCAGAGGGCCAGCGTGGCCTTGATCCGGTCGTCGCTGTAGTGTGCGTCTTTGAACACGCCGGCCATGCGGTCTATCTTTTGGCGTTCGAGCCAGCTCGGGTGATCCACGAAGGCCGTCAGGTTGGTGAACAGGTGGGCGGCCTTCTCCAGGACGGCGGCGGGGAGGAACTTGCCGTGGCCCTCCAGCTCCCCGGCTGCCAGGATGGTGCAAGCGTACTCTCGGCCCACGGCAGGGCTGAGGTGTCCGAGGCTGAGCGTGGCCTTTGTCGGGGCGGTAGGATCTTCACTGGCGGGATGAATTGTCCCGACGTCTATGTTTTTTTGGGGAACAATTGATTGATTGGTCATTCTTGGGTTTCCTCCTCTATGCCCAGCAGGGCGTTGATCTCTTCCGGATCTAGAAGCTGGCCAGCGAATCGCAGGGCCAGCGATAGCGTGAGGCGGTTCAAGTCGGCGGTGATGGCGACGCCGGCCAGTGAGAGCTGGTCTCGGAGCTTCGCCAGGGCCTCCACGATGTCCCGGGCGGCCTGGGCCTGGGCGTTATCGTCGGAGCGCTCCACGGCTCGCAGCACCGGCTTGACGTCGTCGGCGGTGCAGGGCCGGCCGCGGCGTCCGTAGTCCCGGCTGATGTTGTAGGCGGTGGTGGTGATGTTGGCCAGGATGTAGCAGAAGTGGAGCTGCTGGCGGGTGTAATTGCGCAGCGTCGGCTCGCTCATCGCTTGGGCGGTGGCCAGGTTGGCGTTGCGCTCGTCGGATACCCAGTGCAGTGGGGTGGCCATGCCGACGACGGACATGCGCTTGAGCTCCTGGCCATCGGCTGAGGCGTCTCTGGCTTGCAGGTTGGGCGTTTTCAGATCCCAGCTCTCGCCGTCGTCGTGGACGATGACTGAGCCGCTGTCGGGCGGCGTCGCGTACTGTTTGCGCTTGGCTTCGATCTTGGAGGTGGGCACCTGGACGAACCAGAGGAAGGCCCTGATGGCCCAGTGTAGGCGGGCGCGGTCCTCGAGCCAGCGTGAGTATCGCTTGGCCCAGACGAGGACGGTGCTCAGATCCGATTCCCCGCGCAGGCAGCCCACCGGCTTGTTCACGGTGTAGTGGAGCATCACCTGGGCGGCTTCGCCTGGCTCGTGGGTGGCCTGTTGGTAGGTGTGGAAGCTGTTCCACCAGGTGCCCTCGATGTTGTTGATGCCGCCGAGTTGGTGGTAGCTGGTCTCGGTCTCGTAGTCGCCTTCCAACCATTTGATGGCGTCGATCTCACAGGCGGGGATAAAGCGCAGGTAAGACATGCCGTCTACGGGGTTGACGCTGAGGACGGCGAACAGCTCGCCGGCGCGGGTCAGCTCGTCGCAGAGGTCGGGCAGGCGGGTGGCCACGTGGTTTTTAGGGTGTGACCAGAACTCCTCGATGAACCGTTGCAGCGTGAGATAGGCGGAGGTGAGCAGGATCCCGTCCGCTACCACGAAGTCGGTGACGAGACTGACCAGGCGGCGGACGAGGGGATTCTTGCGCCAGGCCTCCAGGGCGTCGTTGAAGCCGGCCAGCATTTCGTACCAGGGGCGGTCGTGGGGCGTGCCGGAGGTGCGGGCGGTCCATCCGTCGCTGTCGTCTACGCGCACGGAGACGGAGGCCAGGTAGGCTCGGATGCGTGGTGATATGCGCTTTAGGGTGCGTAGGATGAGCGGTTCTTTTGTGTGTGACATAAGGTTTATAGTGTTAAGATGGTGTGATGTCGGGTTGTCGGGCGCTGGCCAGTCTATGGCCATGAAAAGTTGTCCCGACGTGTCGGGTTACGGCCGTCATCCACGTGGGCGGGTTTTGTCCCGACTATTCGAACTTCATCTTGTACGTGAACTCTAGCTCCTCCAGCGCCGTGGTCAGCGCGTCGCGGAAAGCGGCGGCGACCTCCCTGGTGGTGGGCTCGTGGATCTCCCCGACTAACCTCCAGATACAGGTGCGCAGGTAAGCTGGCAGGCTGCTGTAACCGGCCTCTTCGGCGGCGGCTACGGCTCGCTCGAATAGCGATTGGCTGATGGTCATGCTGAAGTGCTTCTTGGTTGGGTCGGTCATGTCTACCACCCTCCCCTGTCATATGCCTCGATCGGATCGGGGGCGTGAATGACGGCGCTCTTGCCCACGCCCCAGGGCTGCTCGTCCAGAATGGCCGTCAGGGCGGCGCTGATCAGCAGGTCGTCGTGGCCGGTGGCGATCAGGCCGTCGTAGCCTGGCGTCTCCCACACGCCCCACTTGAGCCTGTCCGGGCTGGGCGACTCGTATTGGCAGGCCTCGACTTCGTACCAGAACTGTCGCGTGTCCTCGGCCTGGTCGTCGGCGTAGTCCTGATAGCGGCCGGTTTCCACAATCCCCACAAATCCCCACCCTAAATCCGACTTGCTCTTGGTGGTGAATACGACTGGGATCACCTGCTCCCCGAACCGCTGCGCCAGGAAGCTCATCAATCCGTGGCCTACACCGGTGTCATCGCCGACGATGTAGCGCGCTCCCCAGTGCTCGGCCAGGGCGCTGATCTGGCTGTAAAGGCTGGTGTGCTTGGCTCCGATCCACAATCGTCTGTCCACGGTGCGGTAGGTCGGCCTGGCGATCAGCGGATCGGCTACGCTGGCCGTGTCGATGTCTACCATGGTGCAGGCGGTGGCGTCTCGGCGCTGGCTCTCGCTGCGGGCGACCCCATCAGCCGGTGCGTCCTCCTCCTCGCCGGCGACGTCAATGAGCAGGGCGTACATGTGCCCCGGCTCGGGATCCCGGCGGCGGGGGTGGTGGCCTCGCATCAACGCCTGCCTGTGGGCTGGGAAGAGGCCGGCCTGGTCGTCAATCGTCTGGAGTTTGTACTGGGTGCGGATCAGCGGATGGTTGGCTCCGAGCCGCTGGATCTCCCCCCGCACGTAGTCGCCGTAGGCCGGCACCTCCTGCGCCACCTGCTCCCAATCTACGAGAAAGACGCGCTTCCTGCCGTCCTGCGCCTGCAATCGATTTAGGGAGCTGATGGTCTGCGCCAGCAGCGTGTTTGATGTCCAGGCGGTCCCCCACATCACCCGGGTGGCGTTGGTGCTGGCGGCCATGGGGGTGAAGTCCTTGCTCCACTTGGTGGCCGTGATGTCCTGCGCCTCGTCGGCTTGCAGGAGGATCGAGGCCGTGGCGCCTACCACGTTGGCCTCGGCGTGGGCGGAGAAGAAGAGACAGCGGGCCTTCCCCAACTGTACGATGTATCCGTGGGGTTTGCCCCATTTCCCACGGTTCCACGGATTGTTAAGGTGCTGCGTCAGCCTCATGAGGCTGTTGACGGTCTGCGGCTTGAAGGTCGGGCTGGCCTTCACTATCTGCCCACCTGACCGCTGAAATAGGTTGAGCAGGTAGGCTTCCATCTGTGCCGCTGTCTCGTTCTTTCCGGCCTGGCGGCTCATCATCACGGCGAACTGGTCTCCCCTGGCGTGCAGGATGCTATCCAGGATGGCTCGGGCGGGCTCGAGCTGGTACTGGCGCAGCGGCTTGCGCAGGATGTGCCGGCTGAACGGCTCGATGTCGGATAGGATCTGAAGCGCAGCCTGGGCAACTCTGGACATTCATCATAGCTCGGCGTGCTCGGCGGTGTCCTGGAGCAGTTGGTAGCCGGCGAGCAGGGACTGACGCTCTTGGTGGATCTCGTCGAGTTCCTCTCTGATCTCCTGGATGGTGGTCAGGACGGCGGGCTCGACGTGCAGCGGGCCGGCCTTGGCTCGTTGCAGGTCGTAGTGGTTGAAGATGTCGCTCAGAGCCTGCTCGCGCGCCTGCAGGTTATTGAGGCGGGTGCGTAGCCACTGCGGGCGGCGCATATGCTTGACAGCGCGTCTGAGTTTGTCCTCACCTGTGGTCATAACTCCACCTCGCTGAATATGGCGTTGAGTTGGTCTAGCGCGCTTCCGATGGCGCCGGCCAGGGTGTCGGCGGCTTGGGCGTCGAGGACGTGCTGCGTCTTCAATAGCATGGCCACGCGTCCGGCGCCGGCGAATAGGGCCATGGCCAGCCGTACCTTTTCCTCGATACCCTCGGCCTCGGTGATGGACTGCGATAGATCGGCGATTACCAGGCGGACGAAGGCTGTCTCGTCGTCCAGTCCATCCTCGGCGGCGATCAGGGCCAGGCGGGCCAGGTCGTCCTCGGTGAATTGGCCGCGTCCATAGAAGCCGTGCTTGCGGGCGTTGACGTTGCCGGCCGG